GTAAGGAAAGCAAGTAAGGTTAAGGGTATGCCTTTTAATCCTTTGTTACATGATGATGTGCAAAGAGTGGCAATGGAAGCTCTATTAAAGAATGGTTTATATCCAACTTGTAATTACATAACAGATGTTACAGATAGATTTGTAATTGTAACTTGCACCATGAGAATAACTGACATCGATGATCCAAAAAGTTTTATTGTTATCGATGGATGTACTGCAATGGGTGGATTAGATAAGTATGGAACAGGTCAAGCAATGTCATACAGTAAAAAGTATGCGTTCTTGAATGCACTAAACTTAAAGACAGGAATGGATTTAGAAGATGGTTACAATGCTAAACCATTCGAACAAAATTCTGTGGAGCAATCCTCAGAACCTACATACATGGATGATGAAGTGGATGTAGAAGAGATCATCAACAGGATTACAGAAACTAAAACTGTTAAACAATTATCAGCAGTTAAGAGTCAAGTAAGATCAGTTGTTGGTCATCTTAAAAACAATAACTTCAAAGCATACGAACAGATTAGAGACATCACTCGTAAGCATGAAGTCAAACTAAACAATAATCAATCATAAGATTGATATAACTAAGGAGTAAACATGGATAATCAATCCGAAAAAATATACATCAACCTAACTAAGAACAAAGATTGGAAGTCACCAAGCGATAAACTTCCTGTCTATGTTGGTCCAAAAAATATGAAGCACCCAGATAAGAACTGGACCATTGGTGTAAACATAAATGGTAAGTGGTATAACCAAGCTGCGTTTCCGTCTAAAGATCAAGACGGCAATGTCAAGGAAGGTGAGTTGACAGTAATTTTAACACCAAGTGGAGCAGGTAAAAATAGCTTTGCAAAAGCAAATGATGGTGGTAATAACGAATATACCTTTTAACTTAGGCTAAAGGGTATCAAGCAGGGTGGGGTTTTTTTTCCCTTTCTATCGTTTTCCCCACCTTGCTAAAAAAAGGATTTAATATGGCAGACAATATAAAAGAACCAGCACACTACATAGCAAACAAGATTGAACCAATAGATTTTATTATTGAAAACAATTTTAATTTTTGTGAGGGTAATGTAATTAAATATATTTCTAGATATAAAAGAAAGAATGGTATTGAAGATCTTAAAAAAGCTAGACAGTATATAGATTTTTTGATCAAAAAAGAAGTTGAAAAAACTAAATAAGTATGACAAAATTTAAAAGAATTATCAATGGAGAGTGTCATTTTCAAATGATTGAACTCTTTGATGATGTAAAGAAGGCTGCAGACAACTCGAATAGAGGAGAGTTTGTAGAAGTAAAAATCGATAACTTAAAATACGATTTTACAACAGTAGCAAAGGAGCATGATGGAAGACATCAAAGTTCGTCTGCAAAAGCTGAAGGATCTTCAAGCGAAAAAGCACAAGAAGTTTCTGGAAGCAAAGTACAAAGTAAATAAGTATCAACAAGATTCTTATAAATTACTTTGGCAAATAGAGCAGACAAAAGAAGAGTTAATGACAGCTAAATAGTTATTAACTTAATAGTTGAAAAAAAAGAAAGGAAAACGTAGGGGATCTATGACTATAAATGTAAGCACACACTATAACAAACACATCAATAACTTAAATCAAAACAACTTTATCTACAAAGTTAAGAAAGCATTTTACCTTCTTACGAGCCAAGAAGAAAGATTATATGAGGTAGGGTTCTCGGAAGGATTTCTGTACGCAGCAGAACTAATGCAAAGACAACCAATAATGGATAGCAATAACAAAACTAAAATTGCTACTACATTTAAAACAAAGAACGCAAATCTGGAAGTCGTATCTAAACTTGTAGATAAAGTTTGTGAGAAATATACTGTAAGCAAACATGACATCTTTAGTAAAGGTAGAACTAGGGATGTAGTTCGAGCAAGAAGTATAATCTATAACCTATTGTATGAAGGTTACAATGTTAGCTTATCTTCTATGGCTAGAGTATTTAATCAAGATCATACTACAATCATTCACTCTATAAGAAACAAACAAGATAAGAAAAATTATTGGGGTGCAGAAAATTCTATCTGGCAAGAGTTTGAAGAATTAAAACAGATTAATGTTTAACTGTAGCTTCTATATCTTCTTACCTTAGAAGCTATAGACTTAGGTTGTTTACTAAATTGTTTACCAGATTTTTTAGCTTTCTTTTTTGCAGCAGTAGTTCTTGCATACTCTGAAGCAGATAAGTTTTTTATCGCTGCACTTGGAAGATACCTTTCTCCAGTAACTGATGATTTTTTGCCAGACTTTGTTCGCCATTTTTGTTTACCCCATGCCTTTAAACTTCTTTGTCTTTTAGCCAATGCCATTATCTGTACCCACCACCTTTAGACTTGTAAGTCTTAGCAAGTAGTTGAGCCTTCCTAGCTGACCATTGTCCAGCAGCAGTACCCATAGTTTTACGAGCCTTGATCTGCTGAAACAATCTCTTTCTTAATGTAGGTTTGGTATAATTACCAGCTTTATTTACACTACTTTTTTTCTTCATTTACTTTTTCTTTTTAGCTTTAGACTTCATTATCTTTTTCTGTAAAAAAGATGGTAGCTTTTTTTGTTTAGCAGTTAGTTTGCTTTTACCTTTTGATTTACCATACATAACTATTCTCCTGTTGTTGTTGAAGTTTTAACTCACAATAGTTGTCAAAGCAACTACCATCTTTGCCATCATGACAAAAATATTCTCTCTTAGCAGTAACAATCCAACCACCATTGTCACTAATTAATTCTTTATTACATTCCTTGCAGTAACCACAAATAAAAGATTTTTCTTTTTGTTTTTTCCAACCCTTCTTTTGCATTAACAGTTCCAAGCACGAAGTGATTTATTAATTCTTGAGTTAGGATCTCTTGCAGTTTTAGCTGAAGTTAATTTCTTCTTCATGCCTTTCATCCTCGCACAAAAACTAGCTCTTCTTTTGTTACCAACCTTTTTACTTGGTGCTTTTAGATTGCCACCAGTAGCACGATTATAACTTCGTCTACCTTTAGCATTCAATCCACCTTTAGGATTCTTTCCTGCTTTTCTCTGCCATGCTGGTGTTTTTGCCATAACTTATTCTACTATTTTTTTAATTGATTTACTACCATCTATATTATCTTCTAATTCAGCTTGTACTTTACCACACTTATATTCAATGTTATCTCCTGTGTTTGTTCTTTCAGCAAGTCTTTTGCCTTTTAAACAATCTGACATTTTGTTTTGGATTCTATGTTCTTGTAACTCTCCAGCAACAAACATACAAAGTGCAACAACTGTGCTAATGACTGTTTCCATTTTGTCTTACCTTATCTTTTAAATCTTCAATATCTTCTAATGCTTTTTTTAACTGTGCTTCTATGTGATCTAGCATAACTTGTGTATGGATATTCTTATCTAAAAGTTCTTGATGCTTCTCTACAGTTTCGTATAGATCTTCAAGAAGTAAGTATTGTTCTTTGTCTGTAGTTGTTTGCTCTGACTTTTTAAGTAGATCAGAGTTCATTAATTCTCTAGAAGTCTCTAATGAAGTTAGTCTTGCAGTAACCTCTGTGTACGCAAAGATACCCATAGCAACACCAACAATAATACCAACCATATTTTTAATTGGCATAGCAACATTTGTATTCTCACTTATCTTCATTTCTTTTTCTTCTTCTTAGGAAAAAATATTCTATCTAAATGACTAGCAAACCTATCTAGTAAACCAAAAAATTTATAAAAAAATTTATCAATCATCTTCCTTGACCCTTGTATCTTGTTAGCTTTTGTTGACGCTTCTCACTTTTATTCTTAGATTTTTTATGCGCACCTGGTCCACGCTTCTTAGGTTTTTCTCTAGGTATAAAGTGTGTAAACTTTTGCTTTGCCATTACTTCTTCTTTTTATATTTCTTTTTCTTTTTCTTCTTGCCTGTTTGCTGCGAAAGAAGTGTAGGTTTCTTTTTACTATACTGTGATACGAACATTGTAGGTGCTTGTGTTGACATTACTTTCTCTTAATTAAATCTGTTGCTTTCAAACCATACACAGAAGCTATTACTCCCACGAATATAGTTTGATACCAAAAGGGTAGGTTAGAAAAGTATTCAAAGAAGAGCTGCATCTTCTCCATGTGAGCAGGATTGTCAGACCAAACTGCAAATCCTAACATTACTATTGGCACACTAAGTAAAATTAAAATGAACTCGTCTTTCCAATCTGAGTTTCTACTCTCTAATAATTTACCTTGATACTCTGCTTCACCTTTTGCCATCTTAGCAGCATGATTCATTTGAGCATCTGCCATAAGCATTTTAGTTTTCTGTTTGTTTTTATAAATATGACTACCTGCTTGTACTGCAAGTTTAATAGCACTTAACCACATTATACTAAATCCTTTGCCTTACCAATTACTGGCTTGTATTTTGTTTTGCCTTCAGATCTATAAGCATGAAGGAATTGCTTTCTAGGATCCTTATCACAAATACTACAATGTATCCACCCAGAATTAGGCTCACCTACCTTGTAATATTCTAAGATTAATTGATCAAACTCTAGGTTTTTATATATCCAATCTGCAAGTTCAGCATTGTCTGTACCTACTACCTCGAAGTCTGCTGCTTCTGCTTTGGCGTGTTGGCTATTGATTGAGCTGCCTATCGCTACACAAAGTTGTTCAGATCTAAATCCACTTGTCACCTTAACTCTTCCGAAGTGATCTCGAACTGGTTGCAGAATAGTTTCGCAAAGAGTTTTAAGTTTTTCTATTTGATCTGCATTAGGATTATTATCAATACCCTTTCTAACTGCAGTATCTGATTTAATTAATTCTTGAAGAGTAAAGTTTCGTGATAGTTTCATTCGTATATAATCCTTACATTAAGTTTCTTTTGTTCTTTGGTTGTACCTCTAGATATAAAGGATCCTTTAAGATTTCTTTTATATCCATCTTTTGCAACATAAACATCTTTCTTTCTATAATTTTTAGACTTAACATCATAAGCAGTATACTCACCTGTTGTCATATTTAAAGTAACAATATCTACTGGACCAAGACCACCAAGGGGTGTGAACACAAGAAGATTAGGATCTTTGCAAAGTCTAAGTTGTGCTTTTAATTCTGTAGTTAAGCCTGTAATAGCTTTTACTCTTCTAGCCATTGTATTTGATAAAGCCTAGCAAGGAAGCTATAGCACCACCAATGAGTAACAATACTCTAAAACCACCTTTGCTTTTATTAACATCTGCTTTTAAACCTTTTATATCTTTACGCATTTCATCGATTGCTTTGAATAAAGTTTTCATTCTTTCTGCACAAACCTTTTCGTGATAAGATATTCTTATAGAGTTGTTATCCTCTACTGCTTGTTTCAAAGTTTTTTTTCTAGGCATCTTCTCTCTCTACCTCGTTACAAAAATAAGTTACATATAATTTTTCTTTATTAAACTTGTCTACATATTCATTGGTAACTTTTATGGTAGCTGCTGCACCTGCTTTAGTACAATCTGTCCAGGAATTAAATTCTACTGGTGATAATGTTGTGTTATTACACAAACCTGTGATCGCTGAACAGATCGTATAAGCTAACACAAATTTCATTAGCCTTTAGGTATATCTGATTTAACTTTAGCAATAGCATCTTCCCAGTTAGTAGTACCATTAACCTTATCCCAGTATTGCATATCTAACTGTTCTTGTATTGATGGATAGGCAGTTGCTCTTTCTCTTTGATATTCGTTAGCATCATACTCTGCTTGTAGTTCTGTCATCTTAGCTTCTATGTCAGCTACTGGTATAGGTGTTGTTCCATTTAACCATTCTATTTCACAA